CCGCCAACTGTTTCTCTTACAACGACATCTATCAGATCAATCGTGCCTGCTGGGAGTGTATAAGTCGTCGTTCCGGAAGAAAGCGAAAGAGTGTTGTTCTGAACAGCCCAGTAATTTATGCCTCTGTTTGCCCACTCGCTGAACAAAAGGTTTAGGCTGCGACGCGCAGAAACAGCCTGATAGCCTGTTCTGGTTTCGTTGTCGATCCCGCAACGCTCATACGCCTCCGTTATAATTTGCTCGACATTTAGCCGGAAATTAACTGTGCCGGAAGTTGCCATCATGTCACTCCGTCATTTTTTATGTAAACAAACTCCATTGACGAGGACACATTAAAGTCAACCGACCCCGAAGAAGAAAATGCTCTCATCTCTAAGTCTGTTTTTTCTGTGAACCTTAATGGAAAAGTATAAAATTGTTCGTGTGCGCCATCTGTCAGGGTAAATCTTTCCTTTATCTGGAAGACTTCTCCATATGGCCTAGCAACAAGACTAGCATTTAAAAGGGCTTTGGTGTTGGTAGATGTTCCAGTAGATAAAGACATCTTTGTAAGAAAAGCTGTGTACCCTGCTGGAACTGTCCAAAGGCACATCAATGTTTGGTTGTCACCATCACCATTGATGCTAAGATAAATATTAGCTGGAACCCCAGATGTGACCGTACCTGTTCCTGCGTAAAGCGTGCCCGCGTTTGCGCCTCCACTGCCTGCACTGAGAACAATGCCGCGATTTATACGGAGGTAAGACTTTGTGGTGTTAACAGCAGTTTGCCCATTCAATGTGACAACTTCGTTTATTTCGTTGTAATCGGCGTCTAGGCCATAAATTTCTAATGTTCGCGCACCTGTGCCTGCGGCAGTGTCATTAGCTGAACTGCTCGATACAGTCATTACTGTGGCTGATGCGGGATAAGCGTATAAACCGCCCTGTTCCCAGATGGTTTCCTTGGTGGCTCCGACAACAGCGTTGTAGCCGAATTTGAAGACAGTTTTATGGAAAGGTATCTGGCCACGAGAAATTTGGAGCTCGAATGGCTCCGTTGTGCCAACCCTGCTGATTGACGAAACTTGAGCCATTCGATCGTCTCCTTAATACTCTTTGGCAACCCTCAGAACAACCTGATAGGCATCACCAACAGCGCCAGCCCCAGTGGTGGTGAATTTAATATCACCATTCGGGCTTGTTCCGTAAGAAGAGCTCGAAGGAAGTCCCCCGAACTTTTCAAAGTCGTGATAACCTTGCTGGTTCTCTGCAAGATGCATAATGATGATGTCAGTTGTGGCATCAGCCAGAACCTCAACCGTCATTCCATGCAGGACCCACCAGCACTCAAGTATTCTGACGCCAGTGCATGTGTCGCCGTTTGAACTTTTTACGAGAGACGACACATCAATCTTGGTGACTGCGCTTTCGTTACCAGTGTCAACATACTGATATTGAAAAGCAAGCACAGCTTCGCGAGGGTTGTCGGCTATCGTCGTCGTTGATACGATGTCAGCCATTGATCACCCTCCTATTAAGACAGTGCAGCACCAACAGCAGTGACCCAAGCAGCACCAGTGTTGATAACTAGGCAGTATTCGTTATCGCCAGCACCATTGTCGCTGATGATGTAAACCGTGCCAACGGTGGTGTCTGCAGCTGCAGGGAGATCCGCAGTCAGGACCACGGGGTATTCAAAAGCGTTGTTGGACTTAACAGGTCCAGTAAAAGTAGAGCGAGCCATTTCATTCTCCTGTCGTGGCTAGTGTCTGCCTAAGCAGTCAGAAGATGAGAGGGAGGGGCGAACCCCTCCCCCAAATCATTAAGCGCCTTCGGAACCGAAGATGCCGCGCCAGTCGGTGAAGCCGAACGAATAACGCTCGCGCACCTTGTAGCGGACATTGCCAGTTTCGAAATCGCCTTCCATGCCCTTCTTCAGAGGAGAGCGCTGGAAATGCTTCAGGCCATCCGGAACGTCGGTCTTAACAAACCAAGCGTCCGAATCGGTCAGACGACGCATAACGTGATAGCCCTGCGGCAGATAGCCACCGGAGCGGATCGCGTTGATGTCGTTGTCAGCCGTCGCCGTGCGGAGCTGCGACTCAAGCAGCCGTTCTGCCACAAAGGTGTAGGCAGTCGGGATAACCAGCATCGTGCCCTGAGCGGCGATACGCAGACCGCGATCGTCCTTCATGTCAGCGATGTTGATCAGGATCTGCTCAAGAGACGTCTCCGAGAGGTCAGCTGCAGTCGTCAGCGTGTTCGACTGGTTGCCCGAACGGGTCGGGTGAGCGGTGTTACAGAGGGTGACACCGTCACCACCAGTTACACCAGAGCCAGTGAACGCATTGTTGAGGACGTTAGCTGCCTTGATCTCCTTGGTCGAAGCCATGGAGCGGGCCAGCGCCTTCGTATAACGAGAGGCGATGGAGCCATAGAGGCCGTCTTCCTCAGCTTCCTCGGTGATGCTGAACGCAAGAGCGATCGTCTCGTGCTGATAACGAGCAGTCCACTGCTGGGAAGCCGAATCATACGAGATGGCCGCGCCTTCGCTCTTCACCGGGGCGTTGCCGAAGCCTTCGAGCAGGACATCCTCCTCAAAAGCCTTCTGGGAAGTATTCGCCTCAAACACCGGAGCGTATTCAGGCGGATACTGGTCGTACTCGAGACCGAAAAGGGTGTTGAGCCCCGGCTCGAGCATTTTAGCAAATTGTGCTCTATTCATAGCCATGGTTCAAATCCCCTTAAATGCCAGCGGAATCTTTGAGGAGGTGCTCATTGATAAGCACTTCCATCACAGCATTCGCGCCGAAGCTGTTCTCTGGCGAATCATACAGAGCAACGATTTTGCACTGGGCGGTGCCAGCAGCCATCGTTCCACTGATTTCAAAGCCAGACTGCCCAGTGTTCGTGGAACCCGAGCCAGCAACGATGTCGGCGCAGTTGCCGATGTTCGTCTGAGCAGGGGAGCCAGCGGACTGAACCTTGAACACGATGTACGGGTCATCATAAACATAAGCAATGATGTTCGTAGCGGTCGTGCCGGAGGGCCAGTATTCACTGTACACATAAGAGCCATCAGCAGCGGTGTAAGAGCACCCACCAAAGACACCAATCACATTGACTTCACCAGCACCTGCAGGCTGAAGCGTGCCATCCGCAGCGAGGATGACCGAATCACCATTGAAGATGTTTTCGGCGAGGCCGGAAGTAATCGTGTACTTATTGGCGCGGGGCGCATAACCGCTCATGTGGCGAACCGGGACGAACCCGAAAGCGGCATCTACGTTTGCCATTTTTTCACCTCATAAAGTTGGTTAATCATCCATGACCGAGAGGTCTCGGCCACGGCTAGTGGTAGTCTTCCGATCCTGATGGATTGGAATTCCCCCAGTCCTAGCCATCGCATCAAGCTCGCTCGGAAGAGATTCATTCTGCTCATCACTACGACCACGGTAGTAGTCCTTCATAGAATGAAACTGGTCTTCAGGCATCTCACAAAGGATCATGCCCTCAACTCCGATTGAACCTGCCCACTGCCCGTGATTGATAGTTGGGAATCTCTTATCTTTCACCGAGTCAGCAGGGCGAGGGTTCCATCCAGCGCGCATACGCTTATACACGTTGTCTGGAGTCTCCTTACCCTGAATCGAGGTAGCTATCCACCGTTGGACCATCCCAGGACGGGGATCAGGTGCGTCCAACAGAGAAGGTGGTTTCCATGCGGTCATCGGACGAGAATCCTCATTGCGCACTTCACCACGAGTTTCGGCCGCTCGGACATTACGTTTTTCAGACATTGTTAGCTCCTGTTCTGACGACGAATTTCAGCTTCGTACTGTTTGAGGCTTTTTTCATCGCTGATTCCAAGCTCACGCGCCATCCTTAACTGGTCCTGTGAGAGCCGAATGCGATTGCCTTTATAAGTTGACCCGCCTGCAGTTGGCGCTACTGGTGATCTGCTTTTTGGTCGTGACTTAGCGACATCGCTCTCTGAGTTTAGCTCAGGAAACACTTTTTGTAAACGATTATTTAGCAGTTCGTAATATTCGTCGGAATTCTTGTCGTATCCTTCGACATCCAACTGAACATCAATCGCACGAGCAGCGGCGGTTTCACGCTCATAACCAGCAGAGTTGAACCACCTGTTTTTCTGCCACCAGTCCATCGCCTTTTTTGGTGCGGGGGACTGAGCAGCCTGCTGTGCACGGCCGACTGTCGGAGAAGAAGCCTGCTGTGCAGCCTGAGAGCGCTGAAGTTCTGCGATACGTGCGGCTGCACGCATATCCGCAAGCTGTTCAGTGAATTCAAGCTGTGCCGAGGTGTCGCCCTCCTCAACAGCCTTGGCCAATGCGGCGCGAGTCTGCTGATATCGGTTTTGGAAAGCATGCTCAGCTTGATCTCGCGCAGTTTTGGCAGAGCCTTGCTCAAGCCTCTCAAGACGAGACTGCAGCTGTGCAACCTGATCCTGATACTGCTTGGTCTGGAGCTCTGCTTCACGACGCTGATCAACTAGCTTCTTGATACGCTTCTGGACCTTTTCGCCATATTCTGGCTCTTCAGCTTCAACCTCTTTCTTGGGCTCTGGATTATCGTCCACAACCTCAATCTCGAAGTCCTCAGAAGACTTAGCTTTACGCATCGTCTCCTTGATTTCTTCTTCTACCTGCTCAATAGCAGCCTGATTGTCATCTTCAGTCATTTCTGCCTCCTCAATCAACATAAGTCGTCAAAGTGACATCTTCCGGGACAACAGACGTAACTTCGTCGTCGTTCAAAAGAATCAACTTGACTCCATTAACGGTCAGCTTCTGACCAGCGTACCTGCCGTAAGTGATCCGGTCGCCGGTTGACGGCCAATCACCTTTCCAGCCTTGGCCTGTATCTCGGTCTCTGTAAGCGAGATCGCCCATCGCCAAGATGGTACCGTGTGCGGTCAGATATTCCTGAGCGTCTTGAGATTCAGAAGGCAGAAGGATTCCGCCTTTGCTTTTCTTTTTCACCTGACTCGGCTGAACAAGAACTTTCCAGCCGATCGGGCGAGGGAGTTGATGCGAGCCAATCTTCGACTCAGACTCTTCATCAACAATGATTTTTTCAACATGCTGACGAGGCATGATCATTCGTCTCCTTCATCTAGTTTTTTCAACATCTCGTCGATGATTTCGCAGGCTTGTTCTAAGCCTTCTGCAACACCGACGTTTTTATGATAGGCTGAGAGGTCACTCATGCGCCCCTCAACCATATCATTCGCTATCGTCGCTTTCTGATCGCGGAGCCTTTTCTTGATCGCTCTCAGAAGGTCGCTCACTGTCATCTTTTATTTTCCCTTTTGTGGAAACACCAGTGACGACGACCATAACGACGTCATTTTCTTCTGGCATTAGTAGCCCTTCTTGCCTTTCTTCATCGGCTTCTTCTTCATCGGCTTTTTCATCGGCTTCTTCGAAGTTTTCTTTTTGCCATGCATCATCTTTTTGTCTCCTTTAGACATTAGTGACGAGAAGGAAGACCTATTCAACTTCAGCCTCTTCCGGTAGCTGAGAAAGAGCACCAACCGGGGGTGCAATGCTTAAAAACTTTATGAGTTCGCCGAGAGTTCCGATTGGTTTCCCGCCACCTTCTCTCTGCATCCCACTGATCTCGCTATAAAGCTGAGTGTCTCTGGGGAGGTCAGACAATGGTTGGTTTCTACTTCTGTGTATGAACCTTACGAGCTGGTCTGGCTCTCCGAGAGCTTCAAAAGCTCTGCTGCGATGGCGACCTTCATGCCCTACAGTTTGCGCCACCCTATCAATGGGATTATCTACTGATAAAAATGGGACATTGCTAAGTGGAATCCCGGACTCGATCGCATCGTAAAGGGCTTGAACTTTTTCTGCGACAAGCTGACGGATGTACGGATCATCCATCGGAATCTCCGCCGCAGCCCGACGAAATGTTTCGGGGGACACGAGCCCGAGAGAAGATTCTCCAGCCTCTGCCTCTTGCAAGATTTGATAAAGAGCCTTATCATTATAAATATCGAGCATCTGCGGGGCTTGCTCTGAAAGATTAACCAATCTCTCACCAGCTTGCTCAGCAACATATTCAGGATCTGTGGGCTCAGACCAGCGGGTTTTAGGAGCTTCACTGAGCTTACGAGAAAGACTCTCGACCCAACGCACTGCGTCGTCGGTCAGCCTTGTGATGATTTTAGATCCAGCTGGCATTAGTCTGATGTTTCCGAACGATTCCAGCGCTTAGATGCTTCTCTT